TAATGTAGAAGTGTTAGACAATGGGTTAAGTGTTGGATAATTAGCCACAGTCGCACTTGTATTAGTAGGCACATCTAGCATAGCATCATAAGTGACACCTGCTGTTAAGCTAATGTTGTTAGTAGTCCAATTATTACCGTTAGGTGAACTATCGTAGCCTAATGTTGTAGTAGATGTTGTATTACCAAATGTTAGGTAGAAACCGTTAGTTCCATACATACCTGTGTATTTAATTGGTTTCCATACACCGTTAGCGTCATTGTTACCGAAGTAATATGGTTCTAGTGCTTGACCGTCAATGAAGTTAATGTCATCCATGTAACCGTCAAAGAATGAAGATGAACTTGTGTTTGCATATTGAGCTGCAATATTGTGAACTAAAGTATTATTAATAGATGCTTCTGCGTTTAAAGCTGGATAATTAGCTGTGCTAAATGCAGTTATTTGATTACCATTTACATATATTTTAACTCTGTTGGCAGCTGTGGCTTGAGTAGTATCTACAGCTAAAACAAAATGATACCAAGCTGAAGGGTCACGAAATACTTGAGTTGATTCAATATTTACTGAAACAGCACCAGCTTGGAAAAATGATATGGTATCGCTTTTAATTCTAAATCCATCATAAGTAGGTGATGTTGTGCCAGCATTGAAAAGACACATATCTGTGCCACCACCGTTTAATGCACCTCTTTTAACCCATGCACTCCATGTCCATGTGCGTCTATTACCAGCTAAAGTAGGTGTTCTGTTTAAGTATGCAGATGCACTTAATCTAAACCTTAAAGAGTTTGTTAGGTTATTAGTAAGTGGTGTTAAAGCACCTGTAGCGTTAAATGTGTGGATAGTATTACCACCTGATGATGTGACTAGACCACCGTTAAATACTTGTGAGCCAGCGTATGAGATGATAACTGTGCCTGAACCACCTGCACCACCATTATAATTGCCTGTTGCAACATAACCTGCACCGCCACCACCACCGCCTAAATTGGTTGTACCAGAAACTGCTGGAGTTGTGCTACTACCTGTTTGACCTTGACCTCCGCCACCTGCTCCACCTACACCACCAGTATTAGTTCCGTAACCACCACCTCCACCACCACCTGCATAAGTTACAGAAGAACCTGAAATGCTAGATGCAGTACCTGCACCACCAACACCTGGAACTTGTAATACAGCACTTGTACCTGCAGCAGACGCTCCTCCGCCACCACCACCAGCATTTACACCTGCACCACCAGCATTACCTTGTCCTGAAGTTCCTGAACCACCTGTTTTGGGTGCAGTTTCGCCTTGACCACCACCGCCTGAACCGCCTGATGCACCTGAACCACTTGAACCAGCTCCGCCACCACCACCTGTAGAAGTTACTGTGGTTAGACCTGTGCCTGATAATGAAGAGTTACTACCACTTGGAGCTGCACCAGCACTAGAACCTCCAGCGCCACCAGCACCCACAGTAACTACATAGGTTGCACCTGAATAAAGTGTAGTAGATGATGTTAAAAGACCACCAGCACCTCCACCTCCAGCTGCTCCTTGACCACCATATTGTCTACCGCCTCCACCACCACCAGCTACAACTAAATAACTAGCTGTTACAGGTGTAAGAGGGCTTAAAGTTCCTGAAGATGTAAATGTGTGTATTTGGTTACCACCTGAAGTAGTAAGAGTGCCACCTATGAATCTAGGTGTAGCAGATGTGTAAGATATGATGACTATGCCTGAACCGCCGTTACCACCTAAAATATTTGTTGCACTATCTGCAGAACAACCTCCACCGCCACCACCTCTATTAGCTGTACCATTATTTCCTACAGCACCTAAAGCTCCTCCAGATCCGCCTCCACCTGCACCACCTGTGCCTGGAGTAGAACCTCCTTGAATACCACCGCCTCCACCACCAGCATAGGTAACTGAAGAACCACTTATTGAAGATGCAGTTCCAGCACCACCATTACCGCCAGCAGAACTAGTTGAATTAGCGCCTACTGCTGAAGCACCACCACCGCCTCCACCTGCGTAAGAAGGTCCTGATGTAGTTCCACTACCACCATTATTTCCTTGAGATGGACTAGTAGAAGGTGTATTTCCTGAACCTACAGCACCACCTGCTGTTGCTCCCCCGCCTGAACCACCTGAACCAGCACTTCCATTAGCTGGTGCGCCTGAACCACCACCAGCAGCAGTTACAGTTGTAATTCCTGTTCCTGACAATACGGAGTTAGAACCTGCTGGGTTAGTTACTCCATTAGAAGTTGTAGATGTTGCACCTGCTCCTACAGTAATTGTATAAGTGTTAAGTGTAGATAATGTAAATGTGCTTTCTCTGTAACCACCAGCTCCACCACCACCAGCAGCATAAGCAACATAATTACCACCACCACCAGAACCACCACCAGCAACAACAAGATAAGATGCTGCTACTTTGGTTTTATCTGCGGCAGATAGAATACCATATGCTCTGGCTGCTTGTACGGCTAGTCTTGACAATAGTGACATTAACTAATTCCTATTTGAATTGTGTTTGTGCTGCAAATACTGTGAATGCTGCTGATCCTGTTTTAACAATAGTATATGAGTAAGCATCTATACCTGAAGCATTACCACTTGTCCATGCTGTACCACCTTGATACTTAGGAGTGACAGATGATCCATCAATAGTAACTGCGTTGTTGTAGTAAGCTGTTGCACCTTGTGTGACTAAAAATACTAAAGTAACGGCTTGACCTGTTGACATAAGCGTATCTAAAGATGTTGTACCATTAGCTCTAAAGTTTACTGTCCAGTTAGCACTTGCTGATGTTGTATAATAAAGCACTGATTGAGTTGTAGCATCATAGTTAATAGTACCTGTAGCCGCAGTTGCTGATATGGTTGTGACTTCTGCTGCATCTTGGAATACTGCACCTAACGCTGTTGTTGAACCTGTAAATGTTTGAGTTGCTGTGAATGATTGAGCTATACCTAAACCTGCAACTGTAGCACTTGATGATGGGAATGTCATCGTAGTTGAATCTGTACCTGCTAGAGTTAATGTGTTACTTGCAGTGAGTGTTTTACCATCAGCAATCGTAAGTGTTGATCCTGTAGCTGGCGCTGTAAGTGCTACTTTATTAATTGAGGTAGCTGATGCTACACCTAAAACTGGGGTAACTAATGTAGGGCTAGTAGATAATACAACGGCAGTTGAACCTGTAGATGATGTAACGCCTGTACCACCTGAAGCTACTGGAAGAGCTGAACCTAATGTAAGGGAAGATAAGTAAGTCGTTGCATCAACAACGTTTGTTCCGTTGTTATAGACAAACATAGATTTACCAGCTGGAACCGCAATACCTGTACCTGATGTATTTTTTACGGTCACTGCATCTGCTAAACCATTATTAACTAGATATAGTTTTTCAATTTGACAGCCTGAACCTAATATAAGCTGACGAGCACCACCTGAGGTACCTGTTAAATTTAATCGTAAGTTTCGAGCCGTTTGGGCATTATTTGTATCAGTTAAAGTAACCGTTACATCGGCACTTGAAAAGGCTACATCCGCTGAACCGGTAATTGCTTCGCCTAACGCGGTGCTTAAGTTTGTGTTTGTTGTAGTACCCCATGTACCAGACTGCTCTCCGGTTCCAATGAGTTCTATCTTAAGGTCTGAATAGGTACTTGCCATAATAAATTCCTTTAAATTTTGTTATATTCTACTACATTTATGCGGCTATTCGTAGCCAATTCGGTGTTTGCGCTGTATTTATTGTACCCCAACTTGGTGTTTGTGACGTATTAATTGATATCCAATTTGGGTTACTTACAGTAGCTGTGCCACCTACGAGTGTTAGTGCGCCTACTGACGGCGTAATTACTTTACCTTGTAATACATTTGGAGCAGAGCCCGCAATATTAATGGCTCCAGTAGTTGGTCTACTTATTCTACCGCCTGCTATGTCAGGTAATTGTCCTACTACTGTTATAGCCCCTACAGAAGGAGTTATAATCTTACCTTGTGATACACCAGGTGCTGCGCCTGTTAATGTGACTGATCCAGTTAGTCCAGTCGCACTGCTTCTAAATGTTGTAGGTGCTGCCCCTACTAACGATAATGTTCCTGTGTTAGGCGCAATTTCTAATCTAATTATTGATGTAGGTGCCTGACCTGTAACAGTTATGCTACCGACATTCGGTATAATTATTCGTCCACTTACAACTGTACTTGGTGCTGAGCCTATTAAAACTGTAGCGCCTGCGGGGGCCATTACCTTGCCACTAACTATGCCCGGTGTTTGACCTACTATGGTTACACTACCAACATTAGGTGTTACTACATTACTTCGAGCTATATTAGGCGCAAAACCTAATATATTAGCAGCTCCTGCGGCAGGTGAAATTACTCTACCTACAATTGCATTAGGTGCTATGCCTGTAGCTACAACCGTTCCTACACCTGGGATAACTACTGTACCCCTTAATATGCTAGGTGCTATGCCTGTAATTGTTGCAGTTCCAACTGCGGGTGTTATTACCTTACCACTTACAACTGTACTTGGTGCTGATCCTACTAAAACAGATGCACCTACAGGTGTTGTGATAATACCACTTACAACTTGAGGCGTTTGTCCTGTTAAGACAATTGTTCCTGCATTAGGCGTAACCACTTGCCCACTTATTACATTCGGTGCTCCGCCTACTAATGTTAATGTTCCAACACTAGGAGTAATTGCTTTACCACTTATAGCATTTGGTGCATGTCCTAATAAAGATACTATGCCTGTATTAGGTGTTATGACTCTTTCTTCTAATACTATAGGTGCTTGACCTACTAATGATAATATGCCAGCTGCGGGAGTTATTACCCGACCTTGAATAACTGTTGGTACTTCTCCAGTACCCCAACCACCAAAGCCCCAGGTATCTATTCCCCAAGCGCCATTACCACCTACTAATATCGCGCCTGTAGAAGGTGTTATTATTACGCCTGTGCCCCACTCACCAGAGCTCCAGGCACCCCGTCCCCAGCCGCTGTCTACCACGACTTACTCTATTAAGTTAAAGTAAAGATGCCGGTAGCAGCAGGTAAAACTGTCAATGTATTTGGTGATGTAACAGTAAATTGACTAGATGATAATTGGCAGAAACATAGTAACTTACCAGCAAGAGCGCCAGTTGAATTACGTAGAATCGCGTACTTAATATTAGTCAATGAAGCACCAGAAGCCGTAAATGCTAAACCTACTGTAGACATTGTGAACTTGTATTGTTTCGCTGAAGCGCCCACTGTCCATTGGCCAGTTGCTGGTACTAAGGCTTTACCGCCTGTTGTATATCCACCTGTAGCAGAAATTTCATTAGTTACAGACGCATATGTACTTAGTGTAAAAGTAGAAGCATTACTTGCACTTCTTGCTAAGACCATTTTGAATACGCCGGCACCTAATGTAATAGTTCCGTTACCGATACTTTGTTTTGCTTTATTATATAATTGCCATGCTGAAGCAGCCATGTTATATCTCCTTTATGTCGGCGTATGAAGCGCCTGTTTCTAAAATATGACGAAGTAATCCGCCGTAAATATTTAATTCAATTTCATCCCCTAGCATACGAATCAAATCAATAAATTCTTGTGCTTGAGAAATCATCCACGGATTGCAGCTAAATATTTTCCCGCCCACGTTTACAGGTATGACTAGCTGTCCATCATTTTCTTTCTGTTCATATGCATGGTGAACTTCATTTTCATCTAAACAAGAATCACATCCGAAAAGGTGAAACTGTTTAAAGCCTAACATTCTAAATAATGGTATAGTTCTTAAAAGGACTGTTGATCCTCCTGGAACCGGATACCATGTTTTATAATGTTTAGATAATATGCCATTAAGTAATTCCGTACTTGTATGCCATATATAAGTTCTGTCTTTTGGTAACCCCTCAAACGTAGTAGGATCACATTGAGAAGCAATAAAATACTTACAATGATCTACCACAGGTTGAGTAAATCGTGCATTAAATGGTCTAGCATCTACCATAACCATAGCAGAAGGCGTTAGTCCATTATCTAGGCACCATTTATAAGCCCCATTAATTGCGATCAGTTTAACACCATCAGCCCTCTTTTGTCTAATAGTTTCAAGGTGTTCATTCAATGATGGTCCACCGCCCACAATCATAACTTCTTGGTCGTTTGTTGGGTGAGGCTGTACTTGCATAAAGTCTCTTTGTACGTTGAATTCTACATTAGCCTTAATCGTTTCTTCGTCCGTATTAAGTACACCTGCATCAACTACATCTTCGCCTTTAATCCATGAACTTACATAGAATAGGCAATACCCTTTTTCTTCTTTAGACCAATGAATAACACAATCTCGTTCAATAAACTTCTTTAGCCACCATTCATAAGGATGTACACTTAAATGTAGCTTATGCCCTACTAGCTGACCCATAACATCATCTTCAGTAGCAATCTGAAAGAAAACATGCTGACATGCAGCTAAACAATTATCTAATACTCTATCAACATGATGATGTCTTATATGCTCCATCACATCGGTACAAAATCCATAAGCTGCTTTAACAGGTAAAGGTTCAGATAAGTCTGCCTCTACAAATCGCATAGCATGTTTCTGTGTTTCTAGCATCGGTCGAATATCTTCGTCTAAACAATTATCTGCGAAGTCAACCATAGTGACATCTAAGCCACCAAAGAAAGCTAAATTAAGGGAACCTCGTCCCGTACCACATCCTAGGTCTAATACTGATGCACCTTTAGGTGGTTGAGCTTGTCTTAAAAATTCGTGTGCAATGTGTTCACCAGGAGCTACAACTCTATACTCCGGTCTATCCCACATCATCTTATATAAATCTTTTTCTAACGGTCTTACATTACTTACTTTTACTTGCGGTGCTTCTGAAAATACAGAAGATACTGTTGTCATTTATGTGATCCTTATAATTGCAGCGTTTGATGTAGACGCCGGGAATGTTACTGTAAATGTTTGATTGGCTGTAGTTTTAGTACCTCCAAAATTTAATACTGCTACTGCTTTGTTACCTTGAGTACTATTATATATCAAAGCACCATCTGCTGAAAAGCTTGCACTAGCCCAACTTGAATTAGCAAAGTTTAACCATGCCACTGTTTCAGTACTTGTTGATGTTGGAACTTGAGATATAACTAAAGTATTACCGCCTGCTACGTACCCTGTACCAGTTACTTCATTCAGTGTTGTATATACTGTTGTTTCAGCGTTAAGCGTAGCTAGAGTTGAATATAGGGCTATTTTAAATGTATCCGCTGCAGTTGATGCACGAACAACGCCTACACCAAAATTATGTATGCCATCTAAAATTTCAACTTTAAAGCTTGTTGCTAGTGTTTGTGAGATTGCCACTTAATATCCTTTATTGAACGGGGTATCTTACTTGGCCTGAGCGGTATGCATCCTGTCTGTCTTTGCCATCACCAAGTTGTTTGAGTAATAACATGGCCTCATCATATCGAGCTCTATAATTATCAAGCACATCTTTTTCGCCCTTCATATAGGTATAGGCTTCTAGTAATGAACCATATAAAAGTACAGAATCAAAGTTATTACCTAACCATGAAGTACCTGCGGTTACAATAGATTCAGGATAGTAGAAGTAATGAAGTTCCGCTGCATAAGCAGCATCGGGTGTAGGGCCTACAATAAACGTAGTGTTATCAAATACAGCATAGTATTGAGGCTGACCATAAAAAGCTGAATCAGTATCAGGAAATGATTGTCTAATAAAATTTACGTCTTTATTTAAAAGATATAGATACTCGTTACTTGTATTAATAACAGCTAAGCTAAACGTAGCCAGCCAATCAGCGGGCATCGCTAAATATTTATTCCCGGTACTTAATGTTCCTGTTACGTTTTTTCTTAATGCAGGGAGTTGTACAGTATTATAGATACGTTGTTCTGCTTGGCGGATAAAGTTATTCATATCCGTTACGGTAAACGTATTTTCTGTATAGTCCTGTATTTGAACAACAAGCTGAGAATAATTTAAAGCCATGATTACGCCATCGGGCCACGAGCTTTACGGCCTTTAGTTGCTGCGCCATAACCACGAGTTTCAAGTTCACCATGTCTATTGATTGCCTTAGAACCAGGATCTCCTGCACTTACACGTTGTACACCCGTACCTTTATTAAGGTCTTGTGCTTTTAACTTGTTAGGATCTTGTGAAAAATAAATGTCTGCGTTTGCTACATCTACTGGTTGTTTATATTCTGCCATGATTATTATCCTTTTTTCTGTGCTGCAATTTTAGCTAAGCCACGACCCATAGTTTTCATGTCAATGTTCTTTTTACCACCTTTAGAACCTGCATGTTTAGGACCTTTTTGAGTAGCCACTTTAGGACCGTCATTAGGAAAAACTTGAACGTCTGTTTTACCTTTTTTAACAACGCCATCTGCTGCTGATTTATATGCCATTTTACTTCTCCTTAAGATATTGATATTGTTACATCACCTA